TCAACAAATGTGATGAACGGAACCGACGTAATTGTCGCGATTTCGACCGATGGCGGAACGACCTACACCACCGTCGGAAAAGCAACGACCGCGTCGTTGCAAATGAACATGGAGGTTCGCGATGTGACCACCAAAGATTCCGCCGGATGGCGCGAATTGTTGGGCGGTCTGAAATCGTGGTCGTTGTCCGGTGAGGGAATGGTAACATACAATTTGACGTCCAAAGCTGGATTTTCCGATTTGTTCGGACACATTTCCAGCCGTACGAAATTGTATTTCCGTTTCGGATCCACAACCGCAAGTGAAAAACAATACAAAGGATATGGATATTTGACATCGTTGTCGCAGGACGGCGGAGTTGAGGACAACAATTCTTTTTCGTTTTCCATCGAGGGCGACGGTGCTTTGACCGAAGCGACCGCCGCGTAATTTGAACACCGGGTGTATGGCGAGGAATCGCCATACATTCACTAAATTTGCCATATGGTAGAAATCGTAAGCATCGACGGGAAAAATTATCCCGTCAAATTCGGATTCAACGCATTGCGTTTGTTCGGAAATGAAACCGGAAAATCGTTGGCCGAAATCATGACATTGTCAAACGACATCGGAATCAACGACGCCGTCGCGTTAATGTGGGCCGGGTTGAAAGACGGCCACCGGGTTGAAAAGGTGGCGTTTATCATGACAATGGACGACGTGTCCGATTTGCTCGACGCGGACCCGTCCGCGTTGAACAAGGTGATGGAGGTGTTCGCCAAATCATTCAAGGCCCCGGAACCGGGAAACGACCAAACCCAACCGACGGCGACCCTTTAGATTGGGACGGAATTGAAGCCATCGCGTTGGGTGAAATGTCATTGATGCCCGCCGAATTTTATGAATTGACACCGCGCGAATTTTCCAACAAATCCGTTGGATATTTCGAACGCGTGGAACGTGATTTCAAAACATCGTGGGAACAAACACGGTGGTTGGCCGCAATGGTGATGACGCCACATTTGAAAAAAGCATTGAAGCCCAACGATTTGGCAACGTTTCCGTGGGAAAAAACCACGAAAAAAACGAAACAAAAACCGAAGCCCACCCGGTTCGAATTGATTAAATTGGCCGAAGATTTGGGCATTTTAACGCCCGAAATAAACGGTTGAAAATGGCGGGTTTAGGTTCAATCAATTTTCGTATCGGCGCGGATTTAAAGGAATTCCGTTCGGCGATGCAAAACATCGACAAAACGTTGGGCGGATTGTCGTCCAAATTCAACATGGTCGGTGGCGCCCTGGCGGGCGCGTTTGCGGTTGGTTCAATCCAACAATTCATTTCGGAATCGTCCAAATTAGCGGGCCAGGTTGACGGCGTTCGCGCGGCATTTAATCGCATGGCGCCGGACGGAATGTTGCAGGATTTACGCAAGGCCACACGCGGAACCGTTTCCGATTTGGAATTAATGCAAAACGCCGTGAAAGCGGGCAACTTTGGAATCCCATTGAAAGAAATGGGAACGTTGTTGGAATTCGCATCACGCCGGGCGCAGGAAACGGGTGATTCCGTTGACTACCTTGTTTCGTCCATCGTCACGGGTATTGGTCGTAAATCACCGATGATTCTTGACAACTTGGGAATTTCCACGTCCCGGTTGAAAGCCGAATTCAAAGGCGCCGCCATCGAAGCCCAATCAATCGCCGATGTCACCGCGGCCGTTTCCAAGATCGCAAAGGAAGAAATGTCCAAAGCGGGAACGGCAACGATTACCGCCGCCGACGCCGCCGCGCAAGTGACGGCCAACATGACGAATTTACAAGCGGCCATCGGTGAACGGATGAACCAATCAATGGGTCCGTTTTTGTCCAATCTTGGCGAAATGGTTGGATTCTTTGCCGACCTGGTCGCCATTCCGATGTCGAAGAAATACGAGGATGAAGCCGCCGCCGTTGCTGGTTTGACCGTTGAATTGACGTCCGCCGGAACGACGTTGGAACGGCGCCGCGACATCATCAATTATTTGAATTCAAAATATCCCGGTTACCTCGACAACATCGATGCGGAAAAATCATCGATGTCGGATTTGACCGCAGCCACGCGGAAATTGAACGAACAAATGGTGAACCGCGTGATTGTTCAACGCCACCAGGAAAAGATTGACGAACAAAACGAAAAGGTAGCCGACCGAGCGCAGGAATTAGCCGAAAAGAAAATCGAACTTTCGAAAGAAATCGCAAAGCGCGAACGCGAATTCAACATCGTCGCGAAAGAAGGCGCGACGATTCAGGAACGCGCGAACGCGGTTGTAAAGGAAGGCGAGGAACGATACAAAAAGCGTTTCGGCGTTGCGGGTGGTTTGCGAAGCGAGGGCGCCGCGGCCAAAAAATTAGCCGAGGATTTAGGATTTGCCGAAAGAAAATTGGCCAAAGCGCAGGACGAAAGTAACAACATTTTCAAACAACGCGACGAAATTTTAAAGCAGCTCAACATTTCGTTGGGTGATGCGGAAAAATTGACCAATCTTGGCGCGGCGTCAACAAAGGAATCAACCGCGGCAACAATTGAATCTACAACCGCCAAACAAAAAGACGTCAACGAATTGTCGCGTTCTGCCGATGCAATGAACGAAATGAAATCGGCATTGGATCAACTGTTCACATCGATTGCGATGGAGGGTTCGATGTCCGAAAAAATGGAATTGTCAACCGTCGTTTCGTCATTGGAGGCCGCCGCCGCAAACGCCAAACGGGTGAACGACGAAATCGCGGATTTGTTAATCGAACCACCATTCGACCCGATGTTGCCAGGTCAAGCGGCGTTCAACGAAGGGTTGGAGGACACCGTTGAATTGATGGCGGGCCAGGTGAACCCGATGTTCAATTGGTTCGCGAAAAATATGGAATCCATCAATTGGGGAATTCAGGAATTCGGAAACATTTTGACGTCGTCATTTGAGGCCGCGTTGACGTCGGGTGAAAAGTTTTTCCCGACCTTGATGAAGGCGTTGGGCGACATGATCAAAAAATTGATTGCCGCCGCGTTGGCCGCCGCCGCATTGGCCGCCGCCATTACCATTGCGTTCGGCGGCAACTTTGCGAACATCGGAAAACTATTCGGCGGCGCGAAGAATTTCGGTCAACTGTTCGGTGGGATGTTCGGCCAAATGTCCGGGATTCCTGGATTGGCCGAGGGTGGAATTGTCACCGGCCCGACGTTGGCAATGGTTGGCGAAGGTCGCGGACCGGAGGCCGTCATTCCATTGGATCGTTTGCATGAATTCACCGGAGGCGGTGGTGGCGTCCAGGTTTACGGACGGATTCAAGGCGCCGACATTTTGTTATCATCCGAACGCGCCACACGCGTTCGTTCACGTTACCGCGGATTCTAAAATATGGCCATACGATTCACATCCGAATTCCGTTCCGACACCGGGATTGATTACAAAATTGAAATCGACGATTCGTTGTTCGTTGGTTCATCAACGTCGTTCCTGGTTGGCGCCGAGGGGTTCGCCCTACAATATGCAGGTGAAACGGACGACATCATTTCGCCGATTATGTCGTCGAATGTGACGATTCCGTTCATGGTTCAAAACGCGTTGCAACAATCGTTTTTTGAGCAGCTTGTCGCTGTCCAGGAATCACGTTTCCGCGTCAAGATTTCACGATACGATTCCGGTTCGTACAAAACGTATTGGGTCGGTTACATAATGCAAGACATCGCCCAAATCGAAGACGCACCGTTGCCGTACATTTACGAATTGCGCGCCGTGGACGGATTGGGGCGTCTGGCGAATATTGAGTACAACATCAACAACGACATTTTTCAAAATTCGTTGGCGTTGACGCGGTTGAACAAATTGATTTACAATTGTTTGTCGGCCGTCGGGACAACCGATTTGTTCGCACCTGGTGAGGCGTTTATTGAAACGTGTGTCAATTGGTGGGAAAACAACATGGTGTATTCCACCGCCAAAGACGCCGCAAATGAAATCGCCGTTGATCGTCGAATTTGGACGTCCATTAATAGTGAAGGCGTTGAAACGTACACGAAAGTGATTGACGTGTTGCGTCAATTGTGCGTGACGTTCGGCGCCAGGGTGTACCAATCCAACGGACGATTCATTTTCGAACAGTACGGCGAACGCGCGGCCGCCACACGCATCACATCAACATACGATCGCGCGGGTTCATACATCGCCACGGCGTCAAAATCCGACGACGTGACCATCAATCAAACGATTGGCGCGGCCAGGATGGCTGGAAATCAATTTGATTTTTTGCCCGCGATCAAACGTTGCGAAATTGAATTCAACCAACGGTTCGTTGGGTCGCGTGTCGGTCAAATGTTGTTCACCTACAACCGTTCGTCACCTTTCCCAATTGGATTCATTTCCGCCGATTCAAACGCCGTTTTGGAAATCGTGT